GTTCATGGCAGCGGTCGCGGTGTTCAAGAACACCAAAGCGGCGTTAGAAGCAGTCGCGCTGAATGCCACATTTTGATACTGAGATTCGGCATCCGTGCCGCCCTGGTTGCTGATGATCGGGGGCGAGATAACCAAGGTCGTCGAAGACGGAACCGAGATAACACGGAAGGTCTTCAATTGGCCTGTGCCGCCCTTGGTGATGTGATGCACGGCCTCGCAGTTAGCGATCGTGAACGAGTCACCAGCAGCGACGTTGGTCGTGCTCGAAACCGTGATGGTCTGAAAACGGTTATCGACGTTGCCAGACTCGCCAGTCACGCTGACGGTCGTGGCCTTCGGCACCCAGTAGTTACCAGCAGCGGTAAGCGTCGACATCGTGATGCCAGCGCCACCAGCGGCTGCGGTCTTACGCACAGCGTAGTCGAGCTTGTAGGTCTCGAAAGATGCCACGGGGCCGACATACGCAGCACGCAAGGCACGATCCGAGATCTCATTGCCGAACGAGCGAGTACTGACAGCAAGGTTGGAAGCCATGCCGTTATAGTCGCGGGTCGACAAAGCGAGATAGCGGTCATTGAATACCACGCCATGCTCGTTGAAAATCGCCTCGCACTGTGCAACGTCGTCGAAGCCCGACGCAGTCGACGTGCGCTTGACAACGAGGGTGCCTTGCTGAGCGGCGACGTTCATGACTGCCACGTTGATATCGCTAGCCAGTTTCTGCTTTGCAGCGTCACCGAGACGGCCCTCTTGCAGCGCATCGCGCAGCTCGGTGGCGGTCATCGTCCAAGGCACGGCCTTCGAGAAACCAATGGTCGCGGGAACCGACAACTGAGTGTAGTCGTCGAAGTTGGTCGTCTGGTCGGTGCCGTTGTACGACGTTGCGATGTAAGGCTGCGGACGCCACACAATGTTGTTGGTGCGCTCCATCATCGACGGGTCAGTGTTGTAGACCGCGACGTTTTTGGAGAGGATCAGCGCGTCGTTAAAGCCTTCAAGGATATCCTCAAACTGTACGCGCTCTTCTTTGCTAAAAGAGTTTGACATGATTTAACCTACTTTTTACGTTGACGTTTATACCTAAGAACTGCGGAGATATCGCCGGTCTTTTCAGCGTGTGCCCGCAGTCGTTCGAGTTCAGAATCTACCGACCCAGATATACGTCCGCTCCCGGTGACTACTTTCTCAGGCGGCGGCGCCTTTTTTGCGCGGTTGCTAACTTTCAAGTCTTTCTCCAGTCGTGCTACAGCGAACGCAAAATCGATCGGGTCTTTAATCGATGCTAGTTCCTTCGCCTTGGCAGGATTCTTCCCGAGCGCATAGACCACCAGTGCTGCGTTCTCTGCGCCCTTCACGATCACATTTTGCTGAGGAATGTCTAAGTGCTGTAAGACAGTTTCCTCGGCGTCCTCATAATCGCGCACTCGTAACTCCGCCTTCGCCTTCCCATACGCTGCTAATCGCTCTTGATACTTGCGCAGATACTGGGCTTCGGCCTCTTTGGCCTGGGCATCCAACAAATCCGCTTGTCTCTTTTGCTCATACCACGCACTAAGCTCGGCTTCGTAACGTTCAGAGTCATAGTCGCAACCATCAAGCGTTGGCTTAGCTACTACCTTGACCGGATCGGGCTCGGTCCTAGTAGAGTTTAACTGCGCCTCAAGCTCTCGGTTTTTACGTGTCAGTTCGCGATTTATCTTGCGTACTTCTTTTATCCACTTCGCGGCGGGCTTGCGCTCTTCCTCTTGGGGCGAAACATCGCCAATCGAAACGACAATTTCATCTTCATGCTCGTCGTCGCCCTCCTGCTCGCCTTCAACATCTTCGACGGTATTGGGCTCGTCGCTAATATCTTCGGTCTGCTCTTGGTCGATCGATTCGTTTTCGATGTCTTGCTGTTCCTGATTGACTTGGTTTTCTAGCATAACGCTTTCCTTAATCTCGACCATTGACGGCGGCCGGTTACCGGTAATCACATAATATTACATTGGCGGCGCGATATTAGGTTGCTGTATCTGCTCAGGAGCCCCAAGCGCACCACCTAATGTCTGCGCCATCTGCATAGCTTGATCTTGTGCTTGAGCATCAACTTTGCCAAGAGTCTCGATCGTTCTGGCTTTCGTAAACTCCGCATCTGCAACCGTCTTAATAACCGACGCGCGAGCCTGCGAAGCCTTTGCCATAGCTTCTTCGGCAGCAGCTTGCAAAAATACCGCATTCGGGTCTTGCGGCTGGTTATCCTCTATCGCTTTCATTTCTGCTTTGTCTGCGTCTGTCGGTTCAATAACCCCGATTCTGACTAATTTCTTGCGGAAATAATTGCGAATCGGCTCAATCCCCTCGCCTTCCATGTTCATCATCGCCATAGAGGTCAAAACCTGGCGCGTCTCGGGGTCGTCGCTGATCTGAATCATTCCGGTCAGCGCTCGCAACGTAGACTGCCGCTTGCTGCGCGATGTTGGGCCTACCGACACCACAACGTCAAAGTCAGCGCCGCTGATATCGTTTTCGTACTCCATCGCCCCAGTTTTATTATTGACTGTAGGCTTCATGAGCGCGGCCGATTCGACTTGTTCTTGCTCGTCGATGATTTTTACCTTGCGGCCTTCTTCGACATACACATCCTTAGCCATGCTCAGATAGACCTCGCCAACGCGCTTTAGCATCGTGGCGTGGTTTGACATGTAAATGTAGGCCTGGGCGTCAATGCGCTCCTGGATCAGCTCTACAGCCTTTCCTGAGATATTCGGCACCATCTTGTCGGCTTGCTGCGTGCTCCCCAAGATGTCCGCCATGTCCTGCTCGGTGATCTGTAGCAGCGCAGCCATCGCGGGCGGAATTGACGGTGGCTTGGTGTACGCAACCGGGCCGGCAGCCTGGGCCGATCCGTCTGGGCCGGTAATCGGGTTGGTCAGCAGATATGGGTAGTCTTTGAGATTGTCCTCTGCCCACATTAACTGATGGCCTGCGACCTGCTCGGGCAGGAAAATCGGCTTTTCAACGCTCGATAGCGCGCTGATCTCCGCGAGCTTCGACAATTGCATGTTCTTGAGCCGCTGGGCGTCCTGCGCTAAGTGCACGTGACCCATGCAACGCTCAACACCATCAACCATCCAACGCTTACCGTAGGTCGGGATGATCGGGATATTCCGGCCTGCAATATATCCGCAGTCCTCAAGCGGCACGCCGGAGAAAATGTACTTGCGCACCCGACGGCGCTTAACCTTGCGCTCCTTGACAACCCGGAAGCCACGCTCAACCAAATCATCTTCTATGTCGTCATCGGCATCGAGTTGCGACTGATAGACCTTTTCTTGCGTGCCGTCTACGCCTTCGTAGATGTAGAGCGTTTCGCGTGTTTCCTCCACCCGATAGTGTTCGCACACATACACAAAATCTGGCGTCTCCCAGTCAAACTCTAGTTGTTGGATATCTTTAGGCCAGCTTGCTGGGTCGTCGCCATACTCGTCTTTATAGGCCGAGCGAGACATAGCTGTGATGACATAGCACCGTTTAGCATCGCTCTTGTCCTGGCGTTTTGAGTCAAGATCGTAGAAAACCGAGCTATCGGCGTCGTAAATGGGCTCAATAACGATCCGCTGCTCGTCGTTTTCATCGTCTTCTTCGTCCTCGAGGACGTTGCGCAGCCTTACCGCGCCAAACCCACCGCCCACAGCCTCTTCAAACGCATTGTCTAAGGCTTCCTGGGCTCCAGAATCCTGCATATCAGCACGGAATAACCCGGCGCAAAAGTCGGCGAGCGCGTCATTTTTTGAACCGTCGCGACTCACAAATACAGGATCGAATCGATTGTTTCGATACTCGTTAATGATACGGATGACCGCGAGATGAACCTTGTTAACCTCGAATTTAGGCTTGTTTGCGAATTGCTCGCCTAAATTGCCTTCCCACTGCGCGCCGCGAATCGAGTAAAACCGCCGGGCCTGCAGGCACTGCAAACGCTCGTCGCGCATAGCGCCCTGGATCTCATCAAACTCTGCCAACGCCTCCTGATGGACTTCGGCAAGTTTCTGTGTTTTGGATATACGCGGCATTATCGGGCCCTTTCACGCGCGAAAGTATCACCAACGCGATACGGTTGGCAATGCCTGGACAGTCTGCGATTTTACCGCCGGCAGCTTTTGCGCAAGGTCGATGGCATCGAATAATGGGTCCAACTGGTCATCATGCGCACCATTTGGGAAAGTTGAAAACTCAGCCAGAAAATCAGACAGCCACGGAGCATCTTGCGGTACTGCGACGTTTCCGGCCTCAATGAACGGCGCTGCGTCGTACCCCCTGGCCTGCTTATCCTTGGTCCTCTGGACTGGCAAAACGGTAATGCTCTCGCGGCGCAGCGTCTGGATAAGCCCGGTCCCTGATACCTTGTCCTCGACATACATAGCCCGCAATGGGGCCTTGGCCATAATCGGCCTGCCGTCGTGTAGGTGCTTCAGCCAGAAAGCCCTGGCCTCGGCGATTAACTCGGGAGCCTCCCACTTGCCCCTGATCTGATCTAACAGTACCGCTTTGCCTGCCACCGAGCGCCCCCAGCATTGCAGCACCGAGTAGTCGTGCTGAGTGCTGGTTTTTTGCGCCGTGTCGGCAGTAATGTATCTAAACTCAAGCGCGGGAGGGATTGTATGCCAGTACGTCAGCCACGATGACTTGAGCATCCCACCGCCCCGCGGGGAGGGTCTCTGTTGTAGCTGGCCAGCAGTGCCGTACGTGCCGAGCGTGGCTTCCAGCTCCCTTACCTGCTGTTCACCGAATCGCTCCGGGAACATCAATTCGCCGTCTTCTGTGCGCGGGTCTTCCCATCCTATTGACGTAACGCAGCGCCGGTCGCGCTCGAATCGCATCGGGATGCACAAGTGCACGTAGGGCAAGCCCATCTTGAGGATGACACCTGACGTGTCGTCCTCGTGCAGTCGCTGCATGATGACCACGATCGCCGACTTATCGCTGTTGACGCGCGTCGGCAACGTTTCTGTGAATGCTATCTTTGTTGCCTCAAGTTTTGCTTGACTATTTGCGCCATCTGCGCTAAGGGGATCATCGAGCAGTACACGGTCGCCGCGAACCCCGGTCATACTCGTAAAACTCCGAGCCTGGCGCACGCCCTTGCGCGTGTTGCCGAACTCCCGCTTGCCGTCCAGGTCGGACAATAGCTCGATAGGCCAGAGCGACTGATACCAGTCGGACTTGATTAGATCTCGGCAGCGCCGGCTATCACGGATAGCCAGTTGTTCCTCGTGCGCCGTGCCGACAAAGCGCATTTCCGGCATGTTGCGCGGGCCCCACTCCCAAGCTGGCCAGATAACGCCGGTCAAAAGGGATTTCATCGACCCAGGCGGGACATTCATCAATAACCGCGTGATCCGCCCATCAGTCACTGCTTCCAGGTGCATGCAGATAGCATCAAGCGCCCAGCCCCACTTTAGGTCTGCTGCCGGCTCCAGTACGTGCCAAGCACGGCGCGCGAAGTGAGCGAGGCTTCGCTTGCACAGCTCACGCTCTACCGCTACCAAGTCGGCTTTAGTCAGTTGCATTGGTCTTGGATAGCCGCCTAGACACTAGAGTCGCATAACCAGCGACATCACTCCACGAGTCAACCCAGCGCGGGTCGCCGTTGCATATGCGGGCGATTTTGTGCGCGATCATCTCAAGCGCTTCGACCATATCGTCATCTAGCGAGTCACGCGATACAGCATTGAATATCACACTCTTGAGTGACTGGCTGATCTTCGCGTGGCCGGCAAATTCCCCGTACCGCTCTCCGCGCTCAGCAAGGATATGGTCTACGTCACTCATCCAAGCCACCAGTCTTAGCCGCCATGATCTGAGCCAGCACCTCAGTTGATAGCTTGCCAACGTCAAGGCTTACGCTCTCAATCGGGCCGCCGTTACGTCCGGTCAGCTCTGCCTGTACCTGTGCCGGGATGATCTTGCCTAGTAGCGTCATAAACGCCTGCGGATTTTCTTCGGCCTGGCGCATCAGATACTCGTGGCCACCAACCCCGTGGAACGCTGCCTCGATCGCCTCTTTCACGCTAGCAGTCAACTTATTGACCGATCCCTTCGGCCTACCTTTCCCAGCAGCCGGCGGTTTACGCCGCCCACTACCTTCTACTTTTTTACTATCCATCGTCTCGCCTATTCGGTGTCGAACCTAAGCGGCTGGCTCATGTCAAGCATTTTACTACGTAGCTGGCTGTGGCGCTATGACTACAGGCGATCGATGCAAAAACCTTGTCTATATCTGTTGACATGCCGTCCCAATGTGTCTATACTTCTTTACATGCAGTAACGCACCGACCCGGCGGAACCGGAGACACCAAGGAGCCTCAAATGTCGAACCTCTCTGATCTCGTAATCTCGAAAGCTGATCAACTGGGCCAATTGCTTGCAGAGATTGACCTGCTGGCCAAGCAAGCCGATGCAATCAAAGAGGCAATGAAGGATGAGGCTACGTCTGGCGGTGCATCAGTGTTTGATGGTGCTTTGTTCCGCTCTACTGTCATCGAATCGAACCGCAAAACGGTTGATTGGGTATCGCTTGCCAAGGCAGCAAACGTGCCAGCCGATCTGATTGCCAGTCGCACCAAGGTGACGGCAGTGTTTAGCGTGAAGACTACTAGCCGATAACGATCAACCTGTGCGGCTCCATGTGGGCCGCACGTTTGCGAGGCACTAGCCATGCAAGACCAAGACGACCTTAACCACCTGCTCGAAGAGCAAATTCTTACACGTGACCACGCTATCGCCCTCTACGGTATCGAAGCGGTCGAGCGCGTCGAAAAAGCAAGCGCGGAACTTATTGATCACATACCTGACGGACTCGTAGAATTTTCGACAACAACCGTATCAGCCAACGGTCTGGGCCTCACTGTGCGCTACTACCAGTACCCCGCCGCAGTTGATGCCGCCGGCAATCTGCGCGACCTGGATTGGAAAATCTCGCATTACTCTGTGATGTAAACCAATTTTAATTATTGCTTGACAAGGAGTCTTACATGCAAGACCCAAAAATACGACTCAATCGCCTTCTTGCCGAACTGGATGACCTCGCAAAATTCAGCGCTGACGGGAAGTTTGTAGTGTTCAATGCCGACGCATATGAGGAAATGCTTGCAAGGGCTGGAAACGTCATAGTTATAGATAGCCGCCCACCGTTCCCACCTCTTGACTTCCCTGTCGTTTAACCTCTCTGGCCCTGCGTCTGTAGTCATCAGCCAGGGCCATTAACTCATTTTTTGAGTACTTTCTGACCTCTTGGTCACACTCCAGGAACTCTAAATTTTCCTGCCCAATTCTGGCAATCAATCCCTTGCGATACTCAACGTGATTGCCAGACAAATACCGGTTGCAGTGCTTGCACTGACCATGAGCATTACGCTCGTCAAACCTAAGGTGAGGTGCAGAGCCTACAGAGCGGTAGTGGCCACAATCAAACGCCCCGCCAATGGCATCAATAGGCAACTGATTCCCACAGGAAATACAGCCCTTCCCTGAATCACGCGCTCTCACGTAAGCATTAAATGCCGACTGCGCAACCTTTACTAGCTGCGGAAACGTGCGCATTGCATCTAGCTTTGCCTTATCCTGCCTGCGCTCGGCTTTTTTCTGCTTGGCCTCCGCTTTTGTTGCGCTGATTTTTGAAAGATCGACGGCGCACGAAACACTGCACGCTTTTTGCATCGGACGCATGCGAATAAATAACGTGCCGCATGCCTTGCATTTTACCATTTTGGGCGGCTTTAATGCTTTATCTTCATCGTCAATCATTAAAACCCCCAGATAATTTGACGTTGTTCTGAGCGCACCACGCCATCGCGTACTCAATGAGGCTTGACCCCCTGGCTTTACTCATCGCCGCCGTACTCTCACGCAGCATCACGAACTCGCCCTCCAGGCCACGCACTAACTCGGCCCCAAGCCCTGTAGCCGCTGCATGGCCAGACACCAGCAGCACCTTCCACTCGTCGGCCGTCCTCGGCATCCCCGCCCACTCAACGCACTGCCGAGCAAGGTCAGAGCACAACGCATGAAATTTTGCGTTCTGATCAAGCGAGCGCTTGGGCGGCTCGATCTTGACCCGGTATCCATCCGGGGATTCAGAGACCGCGTTTAAAGCCCTTTGACGGGCTTCGGAGTGCGACATGACATAGATCCTCGCCTCACTCATTCCGTGCCCCGCTAGGTGGGTTTAAACGCGTTTTAGAGGCATTCGCGCAAAGCTCTGCGACTCGCTCGGTGATTTTGTCGCGATCTGGGGCCCCTTGGTACCGCGCAATCGCTGCCAGCATTCCTCCGGCTCTTGGCTTGCTTGGGCGGGCAGACATGACTAGGCGAGCGCAGCACTCCAGGCATTCCAGGCGGTACATGCCACCTCCTTGCGTGCATTGCTGGCAGGTCATGGCTCGTCACCGTACCGAGTGCGCAATGCGCTCCGCGCAATGTCGAGGCACGCCTGGCTTATCCGTCCGCCAGCTTCGTGCTTGGCAATGATCTTGCGCGCCCAGTCGCGGTTGTCGCCGACTTTGGTCACTTGCACGTTGCTAACGTCCTTCGGCGGAGGCAATTTTGGGTAATCGTCGAACGTGACGACCTTCGGAGGCAAAAGCGATTTGCAAAGCTCTTCGAACTCGAATAGCCCGGGCGGGAAGGTCTGAAAGTGCTCTTGCAGCTTGGAGACAGCCCGCTCGACTGTCTGCGCCGGGTATGCAGCCAGCTTTGCATCCCAAACAAGCATCGCAGCGCGAATGCCTTTGTCCTTACCTCGTGCGTCCTTTTCGCCGGTCGAAAACTTGGACATGAACGCATTGCCGTAAGCGCCGTGCATCAGCAAAAACAGCTTGCGGATCATTTCGCTGGTCTGCTTCGGCTCTGTAGGCGTGCTCGCAGATTGGGCGGCCTGAGCCACTAGGGTGCGGGAGTCAATCATCGAAAACTCCGTCGAACAGTGCCCTGCCCGCAGCGGCGTACTTGTGCTCCGGGGAATATGGCTTTGCAGTGGAGTGCTGCGCAGACTGCATCCACTCCGCCTTAAACCCAGCCCAACCTCGCATGCAGCTGTGCGCCAGCGCGTCTTGCAAGCTCATTCCGGCATGCACTGCCTCTCGCTCAATGCGATCAAGTGCCGATTGCGTAACCGGAGCCTTCTTTGCCTTGCGAAGCTGGAGCCAGTCAGCCCAAACCTGCGGATCGACACCAGCAGGGCAGGCGACAGCCTGCAAGCGCGTAGCGCGTTGTTTTGTCTTTTCTGTCTCTTCTTTTTGTTCTTCTTTCGCTTCTAGTTTCGCTTTCGCTTCAGACGGTTGGCCAACAGTTGCGCAGCTGTTATCCAACGGTTGTCCAACGGTTGTTTTTGATGCTAAGTTCTTGATTTTATTGAGTGCGTCTGCATCGTCACACATTAGAGCATCAGGCGGGGCCGGGTGCTTTAGGTTCTTAATTTGAATGCGCTGGCGGAATCTTGGAATGAATCCGTAACGCTTGCCGTTGACTTCATACAGGCGGACTAAATCGGAGTCGGCCAGCATCGTTAGCAGCCGCTCTCCAGTCTCTCTTTTGATGTCGGAACGCCTGGCCAACTTAAACGCAGTGGCCTCGAACAGTCCAATGTCGTCGGCTGATAGCAGGATGGTGACGTACAACCAGCGAGCTTCGACTGGCAGAGCTAGTACACGCTCGCTCTCGAGCATGTCATCGCGGATCAATCTACATGGCATGAAAGCCCCCATTGGTGGACGGCCCTAGTGTGAGAATTACCGGGCCGGCGCACTCATAGAGTGATGAAAACGGTATCTAAGACCGTCCCCAATGGAGACTTTCATGGATACCAGCCTTTTGCGCTTCTCACGGCGCCGCCTACACTATACGCTAGTTCTGTCTACTTTGCTAGACCGAATTCTTCGCCGCGTACCACGCAAATAGCCCCAATTGACATCCGGGCGCAATTCCTCGCAAGCCACTCCGGTGAGTCGCTCAATGTCAGGACAGTATTCCGCTGGCACCCTACGACCCGGCTTGGACCAGAGGCACACAGTCATGCGGGAAAGCCCATCTGGGCCGTAAATCGTCATCATCCTGGCAAGGTTAGATGCGCCTCCTGCAATCCTGACTGCTCGTTTAATTGCCGTCTCTTCTAGTTGCTTATCTTGGTCCATAACTTGCCCCATTTTTTGACAATCGCACTATAACGGATAGGGCACAAGTTGTAAAGATCGTTTGCGTTGCGGCGTCTAATGTCGTATACTCACAAAACACCACAAAATGAGGCAAGCATGGCAAAGACCGTTTACCAGCTAATCGCATCCGTATCAGCTGAGATCGCTCAAGATGGCATTAGCAAGAGCCGAAAAAATCAGCAGCAAGGCTACTCATTCCGCGGCATCGATGACGTTTATAACGCGCTGGCCCCAGTCATGGCCAAACATGGACTAGTGATCCTGCCGCGTATCTTGTCGCGCGAACTGACCGAGCGGTCTAGTGCTAAAGGCGGGGCGTTGTTTTCGGTCGTAGTCGAGGCTGAGTTTGACTTTGTGTCTAGTCATGACGGCAGCAAGCACACTGTCAAGACTTACGGCGAGGCGATGGACAGCGCGGACAAGGCCACAAATAAGGCAATGTCCGCGGCTTACAAATATGCGGCCTTTCAAACGTTCTGCATCCCGACCGAGGGCGATAACGATGCCGACGCAGTGACGCATGTAGTGCAGCGTGCGCCGGTGATCGACATGGACGCCTACGAAGCCGAGCACCTGCCGGGCTTGCGCGAGGCTGCTTTGGCTGGGCAAGAGGCATTAGCAGCGGCTTTTGGCAAGCTTGCTAAGAGCCCGGAAAAAGCAGCGTTTTGGCAAAAGCACGGCGCATCCCTGAAAGCCGCTGCGCAAAAGGTGGCTGAATAATGGACCAGAGGACCGAAGAATGGTACGCGGCCCGGCTTGGCAAAGTTACGGCCAGCCGGTTGTCTGATGTGCTGGCAACGATCAAAACCGGCGAGGCGGCAGCGCGATCTAACTACCGCATTGAGCTAGTGGCCGAGCGTCTGACAGGCAAAAGCACGCCAGGCTTTACGTCTGCTGCTATGCAATGGGGCATTGATTGCGAGCAGATGGCTAGGTCGGCATATGAGACGGAAACCGGGCTAATCGTGACAGAGGTCGGCTTTGTTGACCATCCGACCATCGCAATGGCTGGCGCAAGCCCCGATGGCCTGGTTGGCGATGATGGGCTAATCGAGATCAAGTGCCCGGAGACAAAGACGCACATTGAAACGCTGACAAGCAAAAAAGCGCCGTCGAAGTACATACCGCAGATGCAATGGCAGATGGCATGCACTGGCCGGAAGTGGGTTGACTTTGTGAGCTTTGACCCGCGTCTGCCCGATCACTTAATGCTTGAGACCATCAGAGTCGAGCGCGATCAGTCATTGATTGATCAGTACACCGAGGCGGTCATCGTCTTCTTGGACGACGTGTCTAAAACAATCGATTTTCTTAACACGAGAGGGATCACATGCTAAATCAAGCGCAAATTATTGGACACGTCGGACGCGAGCCTGATGTGCGGGCACTGCCAAACGGCGACCCTGTGGCTGCATTGTCAATCGCTACCACTGAGAAGTGGAAGGACAAGGCAACGGGTGAAAAACGCGAGGCCACAGAATGGCATCGGATCGTGCTGTTTGGAAAATTGGCAGAAATTGTCCAGCAGTTTGTAAAAAAAGGCACTCTTGTCTATGTGAGCGGCAAGATCATGCACAAAAAGTATCAGGACAAAGATGGCGTGGAAAAGCACATTACAGAGATTCGCGCCGAGTCATTGAAGCTGCTTAGCAAGTCACTCTCTGACCAATCCGCCCCGTCAAAAAGTCAAAGCAAGTCAGCAGATATTGCAGACATGGATGACGATATCCCGTTCTAGTGTGCTCTTTTGTGTTGACTTGCTGTGCGAGTGTGATAGAATGCTTTACATTCAGTAACGCACGCACAGCGAGGACTACGTGAAGCATCACACGATTGCCAGCAACACTGACAGGCTCAAAGAGCGTTTGGACGATGGTT